GGATGGTTGTTATGGGTTGGACGCGCCTATCGGCGGTCGAATCCAGCGTGAACGCAAACAAGGCTTATCTGAGCGCGATATTTCAGAAAGCGCCGGAACTGAAAGCCGAAATTGACAAAGCCAAGGGATCGAAACATGAGCATGACAGCAACCGGGCCGATGGGTCTGGCAAAAGCGATTGAACACCTCCAGCAGCTACAGGCTGAGGCGCAGAGCCGAGGGTCCGAGGAAGAGGTCATCGTGATCGTGTCCCGACGCTGACCCATGGTCCGCATTAACCCGAAAGGCATGGCGGCTATTGCTGCCGCTGGTCTTACGGTCGCATCACCCTCCCTTGTCCACTTCATCGGGAAATGGGAAGGTTCCAGCGAATACACGGTTTACGCTGACCAGCTTGCCAACAAGATACCCACAGTCTGCAAGGGGCTGACCCGCCATGTGACCGACACGCCGATCATTGTTGGCGAGGTCTGGAGCAAGGAAAAGTGCGAGGCTGAGGAAAAGCGGGCACTGGTTGCCGTGCAATCGCACCTGATCCTGTGTTTCAACAGCCGCTATCCACCCCAAAGCGTGTTCGACATGGCCACAAGCCATGCCTGGAACGTAGGCTACCCAAGCACCTGCGGCAGCCAAGCCATGAAGGCATGGCGGCAGGGTGAGTGGGAGTTGGGCTGTAGGCGACTGCACCAATCGGACTCAGGCCGGTTAGTTTGGTCATACGCCAACGGGGTATTTGTCCGAGGCTTGGCCAACAGGCGGGCCGATGAGTGGAAGAACTGCACGCCATGAACGACGGTTTCATCTACCTCGCAACCCGCCTCTGCCTGATCTTCGCGGGCTTAGGCGCACTGTGCATTGTTGACTTTCTGGCGAACGGTTAGACTGTATTTGAGGTGAATGCGGAGGCTGATCCGCTGTTCTGGCCACAGTGAGGCGACCTTAAGCGTGCCGCTATCTGGCCTTTTAATGAAGTCGTGACGGTAAGGCGTTGAGCGAATAGTTACAAGGCAACTCACTATGCCGGAGACCAGCACCGGCCACCTCAATGTTTTGGAGCAGGACCATGCTGACAGCCATGTGGATCTACCTGTTCATCTTCGCCCTTGTGTGCGCAATCCTTTGGAGAATGCGGAAATGATTGGATTCATAGCAGGCGTACTACTCGGCTCCGCCATCACCTACAAGTTCGGCGACAAGATCGAAGATTGGTTTGAGAACTGGAAGAAATGAATATCGTCTGCTGCTGCGCAAACCCTGATTGCATGGTGAATGGTTGTCTCCAAATACGGCAATTGCAGGGCCAATACCAGATTCCAGTTGCCGCCCAAGGCAAAGGATGGGAATGCCCACGCTGCCATCGAATCAATGGCCCAACCACACATCATTGCGATTGCCTGCCTCATAATGGCGCAGTTTCCTGATGAACCTCACCCTATCCGCCATTGCCGGTCTAAGCCTCGCCTTGGGCGCGTCCCTGATCGGCAACTACGTGCAGCACAACAAGGCTGTGGCCCTGGCTGCCGTAGTCAAGAAGGACAAGGCAGAGGCCGACTCCGCACTGTTCAAGGCCGAAACCAACGCCACGAACGCAGCCCGAGCCATTGAGCGCGTAAAGGCCACCAAACAGGCTGAGATAGCCGAATCCTACGAGAAGGGCAAAACCGATGCACAAGCCAACGCAGATCGCCTTGTTGCTAGCCTCAACGCTGGCACTGTCAAGCTGCGCAACGGGTGGGCCAGTTGTGAAACCAGTCGCCTGTCCAACACTGCCGCCGATAGCACCGAGCCTGATGCAGCCGCCCGTTGGCGTCACGATAGTTTTGGAAGAATTCTTGCAGGATCCCAGCGAGACGCCGCGCAAATAAGGGCGCTTCAGGCTGCACTGCTGGCTGACAGAGAGGTAGTTCAATGACCGCGCAACGGAAGTGGATTTACAAGCACAAGGTACGCAAGAGTCAGAAAGCGACCATTCGCCGCTTGCGGTTCGATCACAATCGGACGGGCAGCGCATATAGCTGGAGGCAGGAAATTGACCGGCCTATGATCTATGCGTATGACCGAGCGTTCCTTTCTAATGCCTGCGAGTCCATCGCAAAGAACGGGATTGGCTCAGTTACGAGCGTCAGGTTTTACAGCGGATTCGAGCTATTTGCGGGAGCGGCCCGGTAATGGCAGAAGGCGAAAACTGGCTGCAACGGCTGAACCCGATCACAGCCATCCGCGACCGCTTCAGCGGCTTCCGGGACCATCCAATCCAGAGCAGCCTGTCCGCATTGCTTGGGCTGGGCGCGTCCGCAGTGGGTGGACCGCTTGCCGGTGCCGCAGTGAATCGCGGGCTGGGCGCATTCTTCGGCAATCGCAACGAGGCGCAGTTCAACGAGGGAGCGAGGCAGCTTCAATCCGACACCGGAGCACGCCTGAACGACCAGATATGGGGCCAGTGGCAGCCGCAAGACTCGCGCCCAGGATCAACCACGGGCGGAATGGCAGGCATCACCAGCCCCTACAGCCCAAGGCAACCCACACAGACAGCGCAGAACGGCCAAGGCCCATTGCTGCAAATGCTCGGCATTCAGGGATACGGCTCAAGCCCACAAGGCCCAGGCCAAGGCCCACAAGGCTATGCAGGCGGACACAATCAGTACACCGGACAGGCAGGCAGCAACTTCGTCGGCCCCGGCCCGAACGAGAACACAGCAGGCTACGGATCCAGCGGTTCATCATCTGTTGGGAACTTGGGAGCGAATGGAAGCCTTGGCAGCAGCGCAGGCTCGGCAACCATGAGCGACATCGAAAACATGCTGAGTGCAGGCTTGGGCCGTGGCAACCCCTACAGGGGAGCGACCCAAAGGCGCGAAGTCAATTCAACCCGCGCAGAGCTCCAAGCCCAAGGCATCCAACGCCTCCCCGGCCAATCCGTACAAGACTACCTGCGACAGTAACCCCATTGCCCATTCCGGGCAGTAACCCCGGCCCCAGGCCACAACACGAGGCTCCACAATGAGCATTCAAGGCGATTCACGCGGGCCGCTTGGTTCCGCAATTTCCATTGATCTTGGCACTATCGGGGATACCTTCGTCCCGATCCCGGTGGGCAAGTTCATCCCGCGCAACATCACCGCAACCAACGCCAGCGCAACTCTGGCCGCTTCCACAGCACAGCTCGCTCTCTACACCGGAGCAGCAGCCAGCGGCACGGCTATTGTGGCCCCGGCGGTACTCACCTCGCTGACAGCCTCTACCCTGTTCTCGGATCGCACGATTGTTGCAGGTGCCGTCGCTACCACGGTATTCACCCCGACCTACAACGCAACCGAGGGCGCGTATGGCATTTACGCCCGAGTCACCGTGGCAGGCACAGCAGGCACAACCTGCGACCTGCACGTATTCGGCGATGCAGTCAAGTAACATGGGTGCCCCGTAACAGGGGCATTCCTTCCCAAATGTCAACAAACTGTTGGAATCTGTTGTGAATAAACCACCATCCGCAGGACGTGGCCGAAAGCACGGAGAACTGAACAAGGCGACGAAGAACGCCCGGGAAGCTATTGCCCGTTTGGTGGACGACAACGCCGAACGGATGCAGGGCTGGCTTGACCAGATAGCCGAGAAGGACGGCCCGCTGGTCGCATGGAAGTGCATGAACGATGTGATCGAGTACCACATACCCAAGCTGTCACGCACCGAGTTGACCGGGAAGAATGGCGAGAGCCTGCCAGCGCCTTCGTTCCACATTCACCCAGTGAAACCGAGTGAGTGAACGCCAGATAGCAATGAGCTTGCCTGACAAGCTGCTGCCCATCTTCGAACCCAAGCGGTTCAAGGTGATGCACGGCGGCAGAGGCGGGGGCAAGTCGCACACGATTGCTCAGGTATTGCTTGCCATGGGGCTACAGAAGCCCTTGCGCATCCTGTGTGTGCGTGAGGTTCAGAAGTCACTCGCTGAATCATCCATGCAGGTCATCAAGGATTACATCGGCAGGCTCGGGCTGGGTGACTACTACGAGGTGTTGAAGGCTGAGATTCGCTCAGTCAACGGATCATCCTTCTCCTTTGCTGGCTTACAGGACCACACAGCGGAGTCGATCAAGTCATATGAGGGCGTGGACATTGTTTGGGTGGAGGAAGCCCAAAGCGTGTCCGCTAACTCCTGGAACATCCTGATCCCGACCATCCGCAAGGCTGGATCGGAGATATGGGCCAGCTTCAACCCGACGCTAGAGGATGATTACGTCTACGAGCGGTTTGTAGTTGGCCACGATCCTGACGCATGGGTTGTGCAGATCAACTGGCGCGACAATCCGTGGTTTGGCAAGGAGATGGACACCGAGCGCGTAAAGATGCGTTCGATGAACGAGGATTTGTACCAGCACGTATGGGAAGGCAAATGCCGCTCCATTGCTGGCTTCCTGTTCAAGCGCGAATGGATGCACCGCTACGAGCGACTGCCGAAAGACCTGAACATCTACATGTCCGGCGACTTCGCGGTTACGCAGAGTGGCGGAGACTTCACTGAACTAGCGGTGTGGGGCGTTGACCCTGCTGGCGCTATCTACGCCCTAGACTGGTGGGCCGCACAGGAACAGTCTGATGTGTGGGTTTCAATGCTGGTCAGCATGGTTCAGAAGTGGAACCCGATCCTGTTCATTGGCGAGACGGGGCAGATACGCCGGGCTGTAGAGCCGATGTTGCGCCGTGAGATGCGTGAACGTGGCAAGTACGTGGCCTGCGAATGGCTGCCGCATGAAGGCAACAAGATCGCCCATGCGAGTTCCATGATGGGCCTTATGAGCGCAGGGGCCGTGTTCTGGCCTGCTGACCCGGGCAAGACATGGGTCGAGCGGGTTATCAATCAGTTGTGCAACTTCACCGGCGAGGATGGCCGGATAGACGACGCTGTGGATACGTGCAGCCTGTTCGCCCGCTACATCCATAAGACCTGGAACCCTCAGGTTACGAAATCAGCGACACCCGTAGACCTGACAAGGCTTCCGACGATCAACGAAATGATGAGTCCCATTCAAGCACAAGGCGACGGCTGGTGATCGAAGAAAAAGGACCATCCGCAGAGCGCGAGAAGTGGCTGAAGCGCATTGCTGCCGAAAAGAAGGCCCACGAGGTCTATCGTCGGCAGGCTAAGGAGGCTGAACGCTCGTACTACGACCGCAGCCGCATGGCGAATGACTCGCTGACCGAGAATATGCAGCTTGTGCCGCTGTTCTGGTCATCGACCAACGTGCTGCACGCCGCCCTGTTCAGCCGCATGCCACGC